TACAGTAGTACCAGCCCCATCAACCAATGTCACGGTGTCATGATTTGCATAAGCTGTCCATCTATTGTAATGCGTACCGTTATAAATTATATCCACACCGTCTGGAATACTATTACCCCAAAAACCATAAATAATTATTGCTCCAGTATCATTAGCTACATCAACAGTTGCATTGAATATACCATTTTGATTGCTAATGTTTGTAGCTACACCATCGCCACAAGGAACAGCACAGGTAGCACATGCTTGAGCATTTAGTAAAAGACCATTTAACTGTTGTCTAATAATACTTCCGTTTGAATAGTATCCATCTGGAGCAAGCGTAGTTAACGCAGCATCTGTGTAAACGGAAGTTGCTGACGCAAAAGACGTTCCGTTAAAATAATATGTACCTAATGTTGCCATTTCTATTTAATTAACAATCGTTTATTTCTGCTACAATTCCATCCAAACCTATTCTCATGTATTGTGTAGCTGATATTTTATAAAATCCTGACTCTGCAACGTTAACACTTCCAGTTAAAGAGTCTTCACAATTTGAACTTGTATAAACTATACTTCCAACTATTGGTAGCGATCCGCTTCCGTTGTTATGGTAGTAGGTAGTTGATATAACTAAACTACAAACATCTGTTTCTATTTCAGTTCGATTACTTGCAGTAAACGTTACACAAGCCCACTCGCAATCACAACAAGCATCAGTCACATCAGAAGCATCATAACAAAGTTGCTGAGCAGTAATACTTCTAACATCGTAAATTATGTATAAATATTGATTTGCTTCCGGCAAACTTATACCACTAACAGTTGCTTGATGTATGTTAGGTGATGGATTTGAAACATCTCCATTTGGTATTGTAGTCGCTGCCGCCAATAAAGAAGCTACGTCTGTTGGAGTATTATCGTATAAAGTGTTTGATGATAAATACTTAAAATTATCACTTGGATAATTCCAATCAAATGTATCAAAGTTTATCTTGTTTACTCTTATAGTTAAATCAACCCCGTCATAAGGAAAAACACCTTGCGATCTATTACCTACTTGAGCTTCATAAAAACTAAAAATAGTGTTGTTGCTTGTAAAAGTAGCTAAATCACTATCAACAGGACTAATGGTGTTGGAGTCTTGCCAAAGATATTCTACGTGTATAGTTTCACCACTTTCTGTTCCTGAATTTATAAGACATTTAACAACTGTTATAGGCACTGATTCCACACATTGAGGTGTAACTATAAATGACGCGCCCCCTGGCTGTACAGCTGGTGTAATTGTAATTTGAGCATCTGTTGGTGTTGAAGCGCCCTTGTTCCAGGTAAACGTACCCGTACCAGTAACATTTCCAGAACTATATGTGTTACCATTCCACAAAACAGAAATGTTAATACTTCCAGAACTTACTGCATAATCTATATCAACGTCTCCTATTAAATCGGTAAAATTGTAAGTATAAATTACAGCTCCAGTTCTGTTTGTAAAGTTTATTTGCGCTCCACATTCTAATACTGGAATAGGTACAGGCACAGAGTTTGTGTTTGTGCCTATAACATATTCATCCATGTATGGATCATACCCTCCAATTTTTTGAGTATTTAACTGATAGTTAAATTGGTCTCTAAACCACGAACGCATTCCAAAGTCAGAAATAACTTTTAATCTGTCATTTACTGAGTTACCTACAAGCTCAATTACTGCGCCTCTTTTGGTATCTGTAAAATAAAAGTAAGCGCCATAGTTAGCAAAGCTTTCAGGGTTATAACTTATACCATATTCTTCTACTCGCGCAACTTGTTGACCTAAAATCTGTGGTATAGAAACAATTGCTCCTCCACCAGCAGAATCGCTAATTAAGTTTTTGTTTGCCAATACATAACTAATTCTATCTTCTTGTAAAGTTAAAATGTCTGTCTCTCTTGCAAACAATAATTGTATTGGGCCAAAAGAAGTTTCTAAGGTTTTAAAGTTAGCTAAGCCAAGGTTAAATTCATTTAGATTATTTATACCGGAATTACTACTGTAAACACCACTGTAAGTCATGTCTGCAAAACGATTCGTTTCTTTAAAGTCTTGCTCAGAAACTGCCAATGCTCTTTGGCCCATAACTACGGAACGACCTTCAATTCTGTCTAAATACTTATAGCTTTCTACACCATTACCAAAAGTGTAGCAATCCATAAAATCTAAAGTAACAATAGCTGGCTGAGACGTAGTTTGGTTTTGATCACCCGCATCTACATTTCCATCAGACTGATGAAGCATAAAACCTGTGTTGGTATCTCTAACTAAATCTAAAGCTTTTGAAGCGTCATAATATATTTCATCATTAGCATCAGCTGGTTGAGTTTCAAAAACAATAACAGACTCAGCTCTTTGTACAATAATTTCAACTTCAATTCTTAAATCTCGATCTCTTTTAAATGTTCCATTAACACCAGTACCACCAGATCTAACGCCAAACCAAAGTGGGCTACTTACATCTCCAGGAGTAGCTTGTATAAGCTGAAACACTGTAGTTGCAAATCCATCACAAGGAACGTTAGCCGCTCTGTTGTAAGTTCCTCCAGATCCGCCTATGTTTGGATCAATACCCGAACCTGTTGGTGTCCCAAAAGTGCTTTCATAACGAGCAAGGCATACTGAATTTTCACAATAGTCTGCTTCAAAATCAATATTTGTTGCAGCCCAAAAATCAGCAAAATCATTATAGTTTTCTCCAGCTACGAATGACCATTCTTTTCGCCACTCCCTTGTTGGTGCGCTATTGTTTCCTTTTCTTCTCCATTTAACATTGATCTCAATTACAGATCCTCCAGGTATGTCATAATTAGTAGTTGTTCCTGCATCAGCATCATAAGTAAAGAGTGGATATGATATAGCCCATACGTTATTACAAGTTGATTCGCTATCAGAAGCCCTGGTTCGATTACCATAATCAATTATAGCATCGTCAGATATTTCAATAGAAAAATTACTTGCTTTTATTTGCATATAAAGACCTGCTAACTGCTCAGAGTCCTCTCCCAGCTCTTGCGCTCCATTTAAGAAATCAGAGCTTTGAGCTTCAACGGCTAATACTGTAGTTTCAACCAAAGATGTTAACGCACCTCCAGTGTCTCTTTTAACAATAAGCCTGTCTCCTGTTTTTACTTTATTGGTGTTATCTCCCTCTAATTTAAAATGAGTTACGTTATCAAAAGGATTAGTATAAAAAAAGTTAGAATATATAGTTTCATATCCTGCTTTACTTGGTTTAACAACAAATTTATATTTAGTAGCCCAAGTTGGAGCATAATTATTTATTGTTGCTTGAATACTGTTTTTGTTTACACTTGAAGCAGGAGGTATAAATATTGTATTGTATTCTGAAACCAATACAGTAGATGCTCTGGCGTATTCATCCATATACACAATACCTGTTTCAAAGTCTCTGTTACTATGTAAACTGTCTCTATTTACATCACTACTAAATTCAATCGCAAAACGAGCAAATCTAAAATATTCATACATGTCGCTCGTAACACCACCTGTTGTATTGGTGTACTTCATTGCCAACGTTTGTAGTGTAAATGTTGTAGCTCCTGGTGAAATAGAAATAGGAAATCCTTGTTGCTGCGTAGCGTCTGTAACAGAACTAATTTCTTTTGAAAAAGCACAAGTTATTTGTGGGGGAACTAAAGCAGCATTAAATTTATCAGTTAACGAATAACCTTGATCTGCATCTGCCATAGGCTCAAAGTTTACACCCTCTTGTGTACCTATAGCATCTTCGAAATCTGCGGACGTTATAAAATCATATACACTTGCATAATCTTGTGTAAGATTTATAGTAATGTTTATAGTTGTATCTGTGCTTTTGAATCCGCTGTTATCACTATAACAAGAAGTTGAGGTTGTTCCATTTATAGAGTCATGTTCCAACTTAATAGTAAATCCTATTTGAGATCCTCTTTTTAATTGGTCTTCTATTTCTGATAAATCAACTGTAGCCAAAGAGTTTTGTACAGTTGTAGTTTGCGAAGGGTTAATAGTATAAGCAGTGCCTTGTGAAAAAACAGGGCCTGTAACACTTTTAAAATCCAACTCTTGCTCTATATGAGCTGTTGAATAATCCATCGGAATATTTTGACCATTTATATTTACTATGTCAAAATTATCTGTGTAATTACCATATATTAGCCTGTTACCCATAATGGTTTGGGCTTGAGCTTTTTTAGGAACATTATCATATAATCTTAATAGTTCATCTGCTCCTATTACAGAATATATTTTACTGTTAGTGAAAATGTATTCTTGCTCTGAATTATTGGCCCATCCATAATCTGCTTTTTTAAATCGTTCAATAACATAAATACTATTGGTATTAGAATCTTTATATAATAGATCTACTTGAGTAACACGACTTGGCCCAGTGCTGAATCTAACCTTTGCTCCATTAAAAGCATTAGCCATACCTGCATTGTCATAAGACTTAGTGTCAAAACGAAAGTTTGACGGTTGAAAAGCCGGTAATGAAAATAAAGATGTAGCACTATATTCATTGTTCACATATCTATATCTATATGCAAAACTTATAAATCTGTCCTCCATGTAGTTTTGCCCACCCGCAACATCTATCAGTTCAAATGTAGGTGCTGGTAGTGGTACAGTTCCTGTAGTGGTTTGGTCTTCAAACCCAGGTGGTTTTAATATAACAGATATGTCTTCTTCTTCTATACCGTCAACGTTACCTGTAGGAAATGGATAATTAGAATTTACATTTATTCTTCTTGGAGGATTAATACCATCCGTAAAAAATAGTAAATCTTCAATTTTGTTTACGCCTGTTATAAGATATTCAGGATCAAAACTTAATACAGATAATGTTATTACATGATATCTAAGCTGCTCTGTTTCTGTGTTAAAAGAAACAATCATGTCTACTACGCCGTCTGTAGCAACAGGGTTGTTAGGATCGTGTACAAACCAATACATGGTTTCAAGCGAACCATCTTCTAAAGCGCCAATACAAGTTGCAGATGATGAAAGTGCTTGCCCGCCATAAGTTAAAGTTGTTAATGCAGTGTTTCCTCTGGAGTTTTCTACTGCTCCTATTTCAGTGTTTTCTGTAGAACCAAGTCTTACATTCAATGCATCAACATATTCACCCGGTGGAAGAAGTCTTTCATCCACGGATTTATTCATTCTACCCGCAATAAAATTTGTATTTACTATTGGCATATTACTTTATCCATTTATCCTGGCCTCTTAAATTCATTAAAAGTCGACCAGGGTGTATGTTACTCAATCTTAATTTTGCGTTCCTTAGAAGCGATGATTTGTCTTTTCTCGCTCTATTTATTACGTATTCAGAAACCCCAAGCCTGCCATTCAAAATAGAATATCGTATGTAGGCATATATGTATTCTTCAAACAATTTATTTAAACTAACAGCTGAGTCATCTCCATTTTCCATTCCATCTGAAACATACTCTAATACCACAGATATTGGGCCTCCCGTAGAGCTGAAGTTTATAACTCCTGATTTTTTATCTATCTTAAAAGTTGGATTTGTATTTGCAGTTTCTGTATTTAAACCAAACCTTGCGCCAACCTGATAATCAAAATACCAACAGCCATCTACGCAGTAACCTTCTTCCCCGTGAAAAGGATTACCAGCGTTTAAGTATATACTTTTTGCAGTACCTTGTATCCGTGTTAAATCTACCTGACTATCTTGAGGTCTTAAAACATTTCCGTTTTGATCAAATAGTAAGTTAGATTGATTGTCTTGTAGGTATGCATCTGAAAAATTAGTTTGAATATTTTCGGTTAAAGGATATAATAATCCGTCTTTCCATTGAGATATTCTAACCCAGTTTACATAATCAGAAGGCAATACAAATCTGTAATTACTATCTATATCTAATTGTAATACTTTTATTTCTTTTAATGCATCGTAATTTAATTCCTGAATACCACGTTTTGCATGAAATAAAACCTGATATCTATTTAAATTATTTACCAGCTCATGGTTTCCTTGATATATAAGCATAAAGTTGTTTACAATATCCTCTAAGGAAATATATTGATATGAACCCCAATTTGTGTCTTCAGGGTTTTGTCCGTTATTTGTATAATACTGATATTGATTTATATATGCCATCTTAACTTGTTTCTTGAATATCTAAAGTTTCTTCTCCTTGACCAAACTGAACTACATCTCCCTCTCTTATTTCAACACCTGCATATTGTAAAATCTTTGCTACCAAGTTAGGCTCATCACTTTGAGGTAATTCAAAGTTTTGATAATCAGCAGCACTTGGGTTAAATATAGGATCTTGCCCAGAGGTTTCCAAGTAAGTCCAGTTAGGAGCATAAGGATAACGTATGTATTGGCAAATGATCTGTCCTTGATTATAAATTGATATCGGAAATGCTTTTAAGCTTGCCGCATTTTGAACAAATGCCGGATATGTCAAAGTAGGTTGTGTGAGCAAAGAATTGTTCAACATTGTGATTTTTTGATGAGTAACCTTTTCAACCTCTTTTAATTGAGAAGGATCATATATGGTATAGTCTATCCCCGTTGCTGTTAAAAAGTTAGTTTCAAGCTCAAGAATAGTTTCTGATTGAACTACTTCTACAACTGCGTTAATCGGTAATCCTGCTGGACTAACAAAACCTACTATATCACCAACAGCAATGCCATCAGTAATAAAAGTAGCATTTGCATCTGTAAGACGATTACCCCCTCCACTTGTTGCAGTATTTGTGCCTTCATCTTTTATTTTTTGGTAAACCAATATCTTACTAAGCAAATAATAATCACTACCATTTAACGCAAATGTTGGCAACGTATAATCGCTTTTATTTAGTTGAGAGGTACTTTCATTAAGTAGTGGAGCGGTTACACTAAAAGCATCTATAACTTCTTCTAATCCTTTTACAATATCAGCATATCCTGTACCTGAAGTTCTATTTACCTCTCTTGAAATCCAATTATTATAACTGTAAAAATAATCTTCAAACAAATCCATTTGTGCCTGAAGACAGTATAAGTTAAAATCTTGAGGTGAAAGGTATCCGTAATTATTTTTATTAAGTACCGCTAATACGGTATTTCTAACTGAGTTAATCATCCGAAAAAATCTTTATACAAAGATAACAAAAAAAAAGAGGGTAATTTTTTTTACCCTCTTCTCCTAAACCGTGATTAGTTTAGTTACGCGTTAACAATACTTGTAACTGCTTTTGGAAGAACAACCTCATAATAAGGGTTTGTCCAAGAAGTAGTTAAAGCTTTTTCAACCGCATCTTTAATTGCTACGTAAACATCTGAACCAACTTGAGCAGCAGTAGTTACTGTAGTAGTTGTTCCGTCAACGTAATCAATTGTTACAGTAGTTGCTGTAGCAGATGCTGTTCCAATGTTTTTAATTCCGTTTACACTAATTAATTGGCCTGTGTTTGGCGCGTTTGATACATAAAGAAATTTAATCATCTTTCAAAAAATTTATGGTTATACAATACCACAAATATACGACTATTCTTCATTGTTTTTTAAGCGCCTTTTTAATAGCTTATATGTCTCTACACCTTCATCTGTTTGAAAGTGTGAAGCCACTATATAGTAGGCATCTTCGCCGTAAGGAACAGTTAAAAGTTTGTTTTTGTTCTTAGGCATATTAAAGTAAACATCCTTTCCGCTATTTTTAAATACTAAAAATGAATTGTTAAAAAACTGAACTACATCATTAGTTAAATCTAACATAGGATCATTAATAGTTTCTAAGAAGTCAAAAGGGTTTGCCTGAGCGTAAATAAGAACGTCTCTGCGTATTTCTACTGTAGTCATACGATCTACACCAGCACCAATTAAAACTCTTGCTACAGCTAAAAGCTTGTCTCCTTTTAATCCTTTAGCAATTATTTGAGCTTCTAACGCTTGTTCAACAACTTCTAATTCTTCAGAAGCGTCACGTTCTTTATCGATGACTTCATACACTCTTCCATTAGAAGGATGATAGTGTAAAAACTGTTGTAATACTTGATTTGCTTTTGGTACAAATAACATTCCATCCTCAAACACAATTGGTTCTAAAACCGCATTGCCGTCTTGTTCATCTTCAAATGGACTTTTTTGATTTCGTGCATAACGCAAAGGTCTATTTACACCTTTATCTTCATCAAAATATAATAGAGGGGATCTTCTTGAGTGGCGTGAAGCCAACATGTAGCTTAGTGGGGCTTTCTCTCCGATTAGCCTATAAGCTCTGTCTATGAATTTTTGCTTTTTTTTCATTTGATATAATTAAATTTAAAATAAAAATATAAGGGGGCAGAGCATTCCGCCCCCTATATATTAGTTGGTTACTCCTTATGCGTCTTGGAATAAGAAGAAGTTGTTTGCACCTAAAACACAAACTGCTCTTTCAGTCAAGAAGTTGACCTCCATTGCATCAAGATCAGAAGTTCTTGCTCCACCAGCAGAACCAGTGATCCAAGTTTTGTAACGTCTGTCTTCAGTTTCAGAAGCTCTATAACGAACGTGTAAGAAAGGACGCTTAGCGTTCTTGCCTAAGATTTGATCGTATACTGTAGTAGAACCAGCAGGAACTAATAGTCCGTTGATTGCTCCACCTACAAGACCACCTCTCATTGTTGGGTCGTTAAGATATTTCCAGTCTGACTTATAGAAGTCATAACCTCTACGGAATCCTGAGAATCCAAGGTTCAAGGCCATTTCTTCGTCATTGTCAAATAAACCATATGAAGTTCCTCCAGCTCCGTAAGAGTTTTGAGAAGCTAACATATCGTCAATGTCAAATGAGAAGTTTCTGTTTACGAAAAGAACGTTCTCTTCGATAGAACCTTGCTTATCTAATCTTTGGATGATGCTGTCAAACTCAGCAAGAGTTGTTGGGTTACCACCACCAAATACATTACCTCTGTCTTCTACAACGTAGAATACACCTTCAGAACCGTTAAGGTTTGCAGCTGATAAACCAGCACCTGTACCCTGGAAGAAGTCTCCAGCTCCAGAACCAGCTTCAGCAGGAACAGCTTCAATCATAGCTGTTTCCATATAATCCTCAAAACGTAATCTTGTGTCATGCTCAGACTTCAAATACCAAAGGTATCCACTTACACCGTCTTCACCAGAAACTTCAATCCATCCGATTTGAGCCATATCAGATCCAGATACTGCGTACTTGTCTTTGATAATAATTGGCTTGTTGTCGAAAATTAGATCATCAGCTTCATTAGATCCAACCATTCCGTTTTCACCTTTGTTAAACTCTGAACCATAGATAAAGATATCACAAGCAACACCTGCTGCCATAGCTTGTCCACCCGCCTCATAGTAAGCAATTGTTACTGTGTTTGGTGCGCCAGCCGTAGGGGCAACTGTTACAACTCCTTTGTTCGTAAGGTTTGAACCTGGAGTTTTGTCTGAAATCATAACTGTTTGTCCAACTCTAAGAGCTGCTTTAGCTCCTCCTGCCAATGCAGGGTTAAAGTTATTAAGGTTGTTAGGAATTGTCCATACACCATTTAAAGCTGCTGCTGCACCTGCTGATGTACAATTTTGATACTTTACATGTAATCTTCCTTGCTCTGCCCATTTGATAAGGTCAGAGTTGGAAGGCATTTCAGCTCCTACTAATCTCAAGAAGGAACTTACTGAACGATTACCATATCTTTCAAACTCTTTTTCATAAGTATCAGGTAGATACTGGTTCAAGAAATCAAAGTTAGTGATATAGTTAGTTTCCAACGGCACTTGTTGTGCTGAAGGTTGCAAATCGAAACCTGGGGTTGCGTTTACTGCCATAATTTTTACTTTTTAAATTGTTTTAACTTTTTTTAATACTTCTAATTTTTAAGCCTCTTCCACTACTACTGTCCCCAACTGAACGAATTTTCAAACCATCTTTAGTAGACAGTTGTGGTGATCTTCGTACATCCATATTTATGTTTTTGGATTTACGAGTTACATTGTCCACAGCTGCGGCTACTCCTTGGTCGTAGAAAAACTGAGCAAACTTTTCAGGATTCATAGCAACCGATAAAGCTCTATGATATCCTTTAGCATCTTCAAGTAATCCACTTTGTCCTACAAATTTGTTTACAAAGTTGTTTACATCCAATTGCTTGTTCATCAATTCATCTGCCGTACCTGGTTTGTAATTAATTTGTTGATCCCCAACAGAGAAATCAAAACCTTTGAAATCGTTGGTAAAAACTTTTTTAGTTTGATCTACAAAATAATCATACCGTTTCTTGTTTTGTTCAGCAATAGTTTCTGATTCTTTTATATAATCCTGGTAAGCATTAAGTTGACTTTCTTGATCTTCAGATAATCCACCCCCACTTGACTCAAGAGGGATTTTATATTTATCTTTCTGTTCATTGAAATACTTACGTGCTTTCGCAAGTTCTCTTTTTTTAGCTAACTTTCTTTTCTTAATGTCTTTTTCATCATCTTCATCTACATCGAATCCAAACTTGTCATCCATCAAGTCCATAATATCTATAGCATCAAGACCTTCCTCTTGAACACTATAATAGTCAGCTAATACAGAATCATCGTCCATGTCATCGTAGTTTTTTTGCAATTTGTAAAAATCCTCGATTCCACGGCCGGTTTCTTTTTTGTATTCAAAATACTTCTTAACATCTTCTGGCAGTTCAGGGTTTGATTCTCTTATATCAAACAATTCCTCTACCGAGTTGATGTCTTTGTTGTATCTTTCTTTAATATATGAAAGAACGTTTTCATCACTTATACCTGGTGACTCAGGCGTTTCCGTCTTTTCAGCGGAAACATTCTCTTGGGGCTGAACCTCAACATCTTTGACATCATTAGAAGTTTCTACCTTTTCAACGTTTGGAGATTCTTGAACTTCAAGCTTCTCCTCATGTTCTTTCAATAGATTTTCTTCTATTTCAGCTTTAGACTTTTGCTGTCCACCGCCAACTTCTTTTACTTTAAATTCCATTAGATTTTATTTTTTACAAATTTATACATTATTTTCTATAGTTTTTTAGCCGTTTTTTTGGCTAAACTTTTACCTATATACTTAACAATTTTTGAAGCACCTTTAATAGCTCCTTTACCTACACCACCTAATAAATCACCTCCGACTACTCCACCTTTCATCTCCGGTTTCTTAACTTTTAGCTTTGGTAAATGAGCATACTTTTTTCTTTCAGCTTCAACTTGTTTTTTGGTTTTTAGTTTTTTTCGAGGCTTAGTAGGAACATTGCGTTTACTTACACGAGTAGACTCTTTTGCAACTGCTGCCGGTCTAACTTGCTTTCTTTTCTTTTTACTTAGTTTACTCATTTTATCTTGGGTTAAATTCAGCAAGATCAAACCCATCTAAGCTGTCTTCGTTAGACTCAAAGTTTATTGGAGGTAAGTTTCTCTTACGTTGTTCAATTAATTTAGATTGCTGGCTGTTAGCCTGACTAATTCTTTTAGCCTTACCATCTTCTTTAGATTTTTCTCTCATATCTATTTGCTTCTGCTCCATGCCTCTTAATTGAAGGTTATATCCAAACTCAGCTTCCATAAGCTGTGCTTTCAATGACGCTTCATTTTTCATTTTCTCAATGTCCATAGCAACTTCATTTTGCTTCAATTGCATTTTAGTTTGCAACTCCATCTCTGCTTTCTGCTGCTCCATTTGTGCTTGAGCCATAATTTGTTGCTGTTGCATTTCAGCTTGAGCCGCCTGTTGTTGCATCTGTTGTTGCATTTCAGCCTCAGCTTTTCTCTTTCGTTTAACTTTTAACAATTGATTAGCCATTTTGAGATTGCTAATCTCTCTAATATCAATTGCGTCTTCCAAACTAATATCGTTTTTAGACAGAGCCATTTGAATGTTTTGTTCAAGCATTGCTTTTTGCTCTTCATCTGGAGACATTTCTAAGAATATCCCAAAGTCGTACAAATAAAAATCTCTCAAATCATCTAACAATCTTAAATTGTATTTTCCAATCTGCATAGCAAACTGGTTTTTAAATGAAGAGTATTCTAAAATATCCGCAGTTCTAACAACAATCCCTTCTGCAAGACGTTTGGTTAAATATAAACTACCATTTAATATATGACGGGTAGCTGTATTAGAATTAAGAGCAGCTAACTTTTGCACGCCAACTAAAGCGTCTGGGCTTGGAGTTGATCCATCACGCGCTTCGTTAAGACCTGTAACTGTTCTTATCATATCTAAGTAATGGTTATAGTTCCCAATAAGCATTTGTAACTTACCAGCACCACTACTTGAAGTTAATTGTTGTATAGGTTGTCTTGCATTGTTAAACTCTCCGTCTTGAGTGTATGATCGTCCAACGACACTACCGGTTTGGAAATATAGTCTTAATGCGTCTTCTGGATTATAGGCGTTACCTGTTCCAAGATCTACTTCATTCAATCCATCTGCATCTATAAATACACCATCAGGTACTACACGAGAAACGACTTGTTGTATTTTTAAATGAGTGATTTGTATTAAATCTGCAAAAGGGATCATTCGTCTAACTAAAGACTCGTAGTTTCCTTTATACATTCTTGGAGCAACAGCAACATAGTTAGGATAAGCAAACTGAGATGCTGACTTAGGTCTTACCATATTTTCTGCAAGTTCCCATTTCAACATAATGTTTGTTCCCATTACCATTATACCATCATACCATACTTCTATTTTCTTTTCTACTTTCTCAAACTTACCCTCTTGCATCATTTCTTCAGGAGGATTAAACGTATCGTCCTTTTCAACTACCTTATAGCTTCCATCTGCCATCTCTTTTTTCTTGTAAACAAAAGAGTGAGTGGTTTTGTAGTTGAAGTAAAGTAGCGTACAAGTATCTCTATAGAACATAGAGTTCTCGTAATATTGAGCATTGTTGTAGTAATTATACCAAGACTGACTATATTTAGCAATCTTATCCATATCCTCGTTAGATATGTTTGGATCTATCTTAACAAGCTCAGACATTGGGATAGTTTTGATTTCACCCCAATAAAAACAATCTTTAAAATAAGGATCTTCAGTATAGCTATAAACAACATTAGCCGGGTCAACATAATCTAATTGAATACCCTGCCCTGGTAAAAACATGTGTTTTGCCATACTAACGCCAAGCGTCATTAAATCATAATCACATCTCTTTCTAATATCGTTGTATTGGTTTTGATGTAGTATAGTATCAACAGCTTCTTCGGCTGCGATTTCAATTGCTGGCTTATACTTCATTTGCATGTATAGCTGCAACTCTTCATCATTAGTCGGTAGTTCTTCTTCGTTTGTTTGAAAAACATTTACACCAAAGTCTTGTTCTATTTGTTGGAACAAAGGCTTGGCAATCATTTCTCCTTCTATTCTTTTTTGGAATTGATCCCTTTTTTCCGCAGACATTGCATCTTCAGCGAATGCTTTTACCTTAAACATTCTATCATTCAAACCGTTTACAACTATGTCTACAAATTTTGGAATGATAGGAACAGGTGTCCAGTCTAAATTTAAATAACTTAAATCACCATCTACCGCTATCTCGTTTTTATATTTAGCCACAGATTGTTCTCCACGAGCGTAGAGTCTTAATCTGTTAAACTCTCCCCATTGATCAAAAAACCGACACGAGCCATTATCCCTTCTAAACCACTCATATTGTATAGCCTGTCCAACTTGGAGGCCATACTCTATGGTATCTTTTTGTGCGTCAGTAACAAACTGATCAGGAAAAGCGGCTTGATTGATTTCTATTTTTACCTCTTTCATCTATTATTTATTCTACTGTGAGAGTCAGTGTTGTTATATGTTGCAAATTTAATGCTTATTTTCCTCTTTTCTTTTGACGGTGTATATAAGTGTTTTTGATTAGCCATAATAGCTAACCCTGAACTTATAGACGCATCAAATCGTGTTCTATTAGATATGTCAAATTTTGCCCAATCTTCCAGGGTTCTTTGAAAATACATATCTCCCATATCACCATTTGTTCTATATATACCTTGCTGATCAATACCTACATACTTTTCAATGTAAGACTCAATCGCAGCCGCGTGAGACTGCTTAACATCTTCTGACGTATTTGGGATACCACCCAGTTCCTTTTCTGTTTTAGATAATTTAGAAAAGTTCTTGTCAGGCCTGTTAAGACAAAAACCTCTGTACCCCCTATTTTTAAAATGATATAAGAGTCTTGGCTTGTTATTCTCACATAATATTGGCATGCCGTAAAAAACGCAAGCCATTAATACTTCCTCAAAAAATATCTCCGCAGTTTGTGGTCTTGCTATGTATTCCAAAAAGAAATGATTACTTGGCATTTCTTCCATGGTAAACTTAGTAAGGCCGTGCAAAGAACCGTTAGATCCTTTACCTACAACCACGCCAGATATATCATAAGAGTCACATCCAAATGAACCTAAATGTTCATTGCCTGGAAAAAATCTGCCACTCTTTCTAATTACATTGTTTTGCAATGCAGCTTTCGGCATGTAAGTTACAAAAAATCTGCCTCTTTTATTTGGAGTCCAAATAACTTCAGAATCTTTAATTCCGTTCTTCCAACTAAACGATCCCTGGGTAATAAAATGTTCCTTTATTAAAGAGTCGTTATAATCTATTTGTTGGTAAATTTTAGTTAAATTAAATATAGATTGTTTGCTTTCATCTCTAAATGCATGAGACTCAGATCGAGGAAACTGACGATAAAATTCATTCAAAGCGTCCGGATCTTGCTGTAAAGACTCTACTTCATTTTCCCAGTAAGTTACCGAACCCTGGTATATATCTTCCCCATCAATACCTTTTATCGATGATTCTGGCTTTTCAAAAACAGGCATTCCATACATGTCGATAAAGCCTTCCATGTTCCATTCCATTGGGATGAAAAGTGAATATAATCCGCTTTTAGTTTGACCGTTTGAATTTCTTTTTGTTACATCAGAGTCGTAATATAATTGTTTAAAGTTTCTACCACCTTTATCTAATGCATTAGAAGTAGAACCCATCATACACTTGCCTATTACTTTACTTCCTAATCGCAAACAAGTTTTTGTTACACGCCAGTTATTTAAAATGTTCTCAGGTTTTTCCCATTTACCACTCTCATCATGTATCAACAGTTTTAATTTCTCACCATCATAACTGTTGTCTGAAGTGTTTTTCCAGTCTATGGTTGTATCCAAACCTTCAAGCTCTTCTTCTTCAAGCTCAAACATATTCTTCTTTGTAATCTTAGAAGCCGGTACTCGAAAAGCTAATTCTGTTTTAGGTTTATCCATACCATCCTGTATCGGTTTAAAAAAGAATGGATAATTGTTAGATATAGGAACAACCTTATCTGTAAACATTTTTTTAGCATCCGATCCGGTTTTAGATAAAATACCAATACGAGAATCTTTGGCCAGAGTTGCAATGTTTACACATTCTTCAGACCCCATGTAAGAAAAACCTGATCGTCTAATCTTTAAATAGCATATACCAAAACTACGTTTGTCTGCCTTACATGCTTCCCAGTATATATAAAATATTCTGTTGGCCTCTCTAAAGTCAGGAAGACCTACGTCAATTTTAGTCCACTGCAAATACATATAGTGAGATCCTGTTATATAGGTAGGTACACCATTATTTGCGAACCAAAAGCCATGCTCTCTACGGTTAAACTCTTCTTCTATATAGTCTACCCACTGCTCTTTAAAAGAGTTGGGCATGCCGTGCCATATAAAAATTGTAGATATTCTTTTTAATTCTTTTGGATATTCTTTAGCCTCCCAATACTGATCTTTTTTGACTTTAGATCTTTTATGGAATGACTTGGGTGTTTGGGGAAGAGCTACTCTTAAACCATTAATATTATATATTTCACCGATAGTGCCATCCTTTGATATAATAACTATATCATATTTTTCGTTATAGCCGTAGGCCCAGGAGCGGTGTTTGTTTTTAGAAGACAACACCTTGGACGGAACAACATCTTTTAAAACGTGATATAAACTATTTTGATTTTCGTTCAGCAAATCCTGTTGGTAAATTATTCTTTTTTATTTCTTTTCCTTCTAACCTATCTTTTTCTTCCTCAATTCTTTTAAGTATTTCAAAAGCATCAAATATGGCAAGCTTTTTAGTAGCCGCTGCGTTTTTTAATCTATCGGCAGAAACATCATCTTCTGTTCCGGTAACTATTTTTTCTTTAGCTACATTTATTAATTCGTCCACAGCTTTTTGACCAGCATCAATTATTTTTATTTTTAACGCTTTTGTGTCCATTACTTAAATTTATAAAACATTACAAATACTTTTCTTCCTTCAGGCCAACCTTTATTTGGATACTTACTGTGAAAATAACTGGACGGATACGAAACAACTCTATTCTCTTCGTACCCAACAACAGAGCTTAATCGCCATTTATCCAGCATCTCAGCGTCTTTCTCCAACATTTGATCATATTCCTCGTCAGTTGTTTTTTCTGGCAACCGAGAGCCATATATGTCGTGTTCCCAAAACGCAGTGCCATGCAACTCTTCAAGCTCTCTTGGAGATAAATATAATACAATTGCTCGATCTGGTCTTTGGCCCTTTATGTTTAAGTCAGAATGTATTCTCCAATTAGTGTCTAATTCATCTGTGGCAACCCTAAAAAAACTGAGTATATTCTCAAGCTCAACTCCTTCATGGTGTTCTAAAAGGCTTAATATATACTCATCAAAGTCTTCGTTAGAATCCAAAACATAAAAATCTTTTCCGCCAGAAATAACTTTTTGAAAAGGCTCATTAAGATAATTCTGAGTTACTTGTAACATGTCTTGATCTAAAAAATTATCTAAAACGTATATCATATTTTTATTGTTATATTATTGGTATACATTCTGTACAGCTGCTGATCATCTATAGTAAAAGGATATTCACTGTTTGGTTGAAAACATATTTGATCACCTTCCTTTAAACCAAGTTCAATTAGTTGATTATTTAAGTAAACAAGTTCACCTTGAAGCGGTTCATACTTTACACCACTACCAACAAGATATGACTCTTTCTTAGGTATAGGCTTTACAAAACAATATTTACCAAAAGCCTTCCACTTTTTATTAGACTCATATAAAAAAAACTGATCTTCGTCAACCATAAAAAGATCGTCTTGAAGCCAGCTTCTACCACTTTTCTGTCTACCATAAATATCATTATAATATTTAAATACATTATGGTGAACAAGAAGAGTATCTCCAATATTAATTTCGCCTGAATACCCTATTGGTAAATTCACTACCTTTGCAAATCTATTTGAAGAAGTGTGATCTTCCTCAGAAACACTGGTAATCAGCTCTTTGTCTCCGTACTTACGGATATTGTCATATCTTCTTCCCGATACAGGCTTAACAATAAAATAGTGAGGGGATTGCATTAAAAGTTTATATTGTATTCCAAAGAGATTGGCATAGTAGATTTAAATTCTTTCCATAGTAATACCTCATCTTTGCTTTCAATCCATATCTTGTATGAATCCATAGGCTTATCGTGTTGTATTAAATGAATAGAATATCCTCCGCCTAAAACTTCTTGGCCTACAATATAATGCATTGCACCAGATTTATAATCTGCTCCTATGGATATCTTT